GTTGAACAATCCATCTGACACAGCCGTCGCAGCATGTCTGCAACTGGTGGAGGATAAGAAAGTAAAGTATATCTGCGTTGGGAAAGAAGTAGGAGAAAGTGGAACACCACATCTGCAGGGATTTGTACAATTACTAAATCCTAAGGGAATGCCAGCGACAAAGCGCTTACTACCGGGAAATCCACATCTGGAATCAATGAAAGGAACACATGATCAGGCTATTGAATATTGCGAAAAGGACGGGGACTTTCACCAAGCCGGAGAACGACCAATGTCGCAAAAGAAGAAAGGAGAAGTGGAAATTGCACGATGGGATACAGCACGACAAGCAGCGAAGGAAGGCCGATTTGATGACATTCCTTCTGACATTTACATGCGCTGTATGAATACGGTTAAGAAGATTCACTTCGAGTACGTCCTAACACAACAACAACAGCAATTGGATGAATTGCTCAATGAATGGCGTTGGGGCCCTTCAGGTTGCGGAAAGAGTCGGAGTTGCCGAGAACATTTTCCTACCTTATTCAACAAGCCATTGAACAAATGGTGGGACGGTTACAACGGGGAGGAGACAGTCCTCATCGAGGACGTAGATCCAAGCCACGAAAAATGGATAGCACATTTCCTAAAGATGTGGGGCGATCATTATCCAATTCAAGCGGAGATCAAGGGTGGCGTTATCCAAGTCCGTCCCCAAAGAATCTTAGTGACGAGTCAGTACTCGATCGAACAGTGCTTTCAGGATCCGAAGACAGTGGAGGCACTGAAACGACGTTATAAATCAATACACATGATTTAATTCCCTAAATAAGCTTAAAAGCTTAAAAATCCCTAAAAAAGCCCCTAAACAGTGCTAAAACGGTTAACCGGAGATAAATTCCCTAAAAAATCTCGTACCAGTCGGCGCTGCTACGCAGCACCTTCCTTCTCGGAGGATAAATTCCCTAAAAAGCGATTTTTTATTATTACAACGGAGATGTCGCGCGACAGCTCCTTAAGCAGCGGGAGCATATGCATCAGCAGCAAAACTTAGATTGTGATATCGACACATATTTAATAAATTGGTCCCTACAGTACCTGACAATTGCCCTACACTGACAAACCACATAAATGTCTGTTGACGGTTGTGTTGCTCTTGATCTATGCGCATCACTGGAAGCTTGTACTCACACGTGAAAGTATCACCTGAAAGAATTTGCTTACGAGAGCGCCAAACAATTTTACCAAATTCCGAATGAAAATCAGCAATACAGGTTGGATCCCAACCAATCGCAGCAGCAGTGGGAGTAGTATAAGTATAAAGTTGCTTATTCATCTTGCAAAGCCATACATTAACATTTACAGGAACATCATCATTATTTACAAAAGTAATCCCTATCAAACCTCCACGGATTGTGATTTCACCTGCAAAACCTGTTGGAGCAGTAACACCAACATCTTGCGTTAGAAGACCACCAGCAGCGGTCCAAAAATCATCAGCTATACTGTTATATAAGTAAGTATTTACAGTGGTATTTGTGGCGGGACTAGTGAGTTGATTATTAAACGCTGTAAGAGAGCGCCAATGCGCCTGCAACTGAGTAGTACGCCATAAAATATTGCGATACGCACGAGGGCGTATACGTCTGCTACGCATACCAATAGAGCGACCAGAGCCGCTTCTAGCATTGTAAGTAGCGCTGCGAGCACTACGAACGCGACGAGTGACCCGACGTCGGAACTGCCGACGAGCCCTGAAAGGGCGCCTACGAACATACCTAACCATCACAAAAAAATAATGAAACCCCGTGGAACGCACTTGTTGTGACTAGGTGCTGCCGCACGCACAGTAGGCCAGGGTAATACTGGACCTGGCCTACCCTGGTGTGCTACCGCACACGGACTGCGTGGCATTTTTGATCATGAGTCGTGCGCGTTGCTGGTGCTTCACGTTGAACAATCCATCTGACACAGCCGTCGCAGCATGTCTGCAACTGGTGGAGGATAAGAAAGTAAAGTATATCTGCGTTGGGAAAGAAGTAGGAGAAAG